CCAATCTACATTGGCGGTGTTTAAGCCTGGCGCAGGGGTTGCCTGTGCCTGTTGTGGTTGCTCAGTCTGAGCACGAGGTTGTGCAGCACCAGCGCCGCCCTTGTAAGTGGCGATCTTGTTGCTGTCTTCGTACCCGCCCTTGCCTGGTTCCACTTTAATGGAAGCAGTGAACTGCTTGCCCATCGCGGATCTCAGCATGTCAGTGTTGAGAACCTGAGAAGCGTCTTGGCCTGTTGCGCTAACAAACGACTTCAATCGTGACAAACCAACCTGCTGGTTCAGAACAAAGTAGTCCCAAACCTTACGGCCAGCATGCGTGGGGCCGACAACGTTGAACTCAATCTTGATCATCTCGTTGCCAGCTTTTGACGTTGTCTCTTCGTAAAGAGCCGCAGCCAAAGTGTAATCCCCTGCAGGGAACGGAGTGCTGTCCATAGCATTCGTAGTTTGAATGTTGCTGACATCGATACCTTGGTCTAGTAGACCCATATGCCCTCCTAAGCGGCTTCGTTGTTAGTGGAAGGCAAACCAAGCGCAGAGCGATAAGCATCTGCAAAGGCTTGCCACGAGAACTCAATCTTCGATGGAAGATCAAGTCGAGACTTCGCGTCATACGCTGCAGCAAACTTGGTAAACAAACCGCGGTTGCCATAGCTCACGCCACGAGCTTTTGAGCCATCCTTGATCAGGGTGGTCTCGTAGTTTGCGAACAAGTTGAAGTCAACCCAATCCTTAATTAAGGCGTTGACCTTCTTGTTGCAGCGCATCTCCCAGCGATCATATGGCTCCAGTTCTGGATCTTTGTACGCCTTAGATGCAACGTGACTCAAAAGAATCACGTTCATGCCACGCTGTTGGAAACAAACGTTGAGGCCATTCAACAGGTTCAACCAAGCGTTCTCTTCGGCGACGTAAAACGCACCGTATCCTGCTTTGGGGTCTGCCGCTGATGACCAACCGTTTTTCTCACAGACATGTGATTCACCAAGCTTTGCTGCGGCATCCGTTGTGTCCAAGACTACTGTCTTGTACGCATGCTCTTCCATGGCCAGTGTTCTAACCTGCTCCATGATCTCTTCCCAGGTGTTTGCCTGGGGAAACCGTGCAGCGTTGATGAACGACAGACCGTCCTCTGCTTGAATGAAGATTGAGTCGGGAGCATTCGCTCCAAACGTGGACTTACCGATACCATCTGTGCCTTGGATGTTCATCCGCACAGGGGGCATGGTCACATCAGGATCGATCTCCCGATGGGTGGTTACTTGATTTAATAAACTCAAGGTCACACCTCCTCTTCTGGTTGGTTTAGTTTATCTGGGTCAATTGCCTTGACCCGCTCTTTTCCAAGCTTGATCGAATGACAGGCATGCCAACGCCCAGCTTCTTCTGGGTGAGCCATAGCCCACGCAGTGAAGCCGCGCATGTCTACCTTGTAATTCGTAACTTGGGCTACAAACGAGGGCCACGATTCTCGTGGCATTGACTCCAGAAGCTCATCCAACAAAAACTGATCCCAAACGTGTTCACGCTTGATCTCAACAGTTATGCCGTCTTGGGTTCTTTCGCCACCCTCATTGTTCAGGGGGAGTAGAAGTTGACTAACTTCTTTTTGATCTAAGAGTTCTCGCTCAACCGACTTGATGTGTCGCTCGATCTCTTGCTTTTTTTGTTTCGCGCCATGCAGTTGCAAAGCCAGATTCTTAATCCGCTCTTCCATTTCAATCTCACTTCTTCTCTCTACGAAACGGAATGTAATGCATGCAACAATAGCTTGCAACAATTAATTGCACTTTTTTGTTGAAACAAAATTCGGTTGGGTAGAGAATGCGACTTTCTATTGACCGACAAAGGCCATGAAGACGATTGAAAAGAATTTGCAAGTGCCGCCCCATCCTACGAAGGGGCAGGGTAAGTGGCAACTGCTTTTGAAAAAAATGGAAGTCGGAGACAGCTTCACGCTGATGCATGATGAAGATCCGCACGGGTACATATATAGATCGATACGCATAGCGGCCAAGTCAATCGGCATGAAGGTCAAGTCAGGCACCGATGAAGACAAGAATAGAATAGTGCAGCGGATTGTTTGATGATGGCATCCTTCCTACCATCAGGGGTCAACGGCTCTGAACTGGCACCCGAAGCCAAGCTGGAACTCCTGCATGACATGTGGGAAAACGGGATGCACATCATCCCATGTGGTTCACCAACAGAAGCAGTGCCGCAATACTTCAGAACCAGGCACCCCTTCGATACAGAGGATGCACTCAAGGCTAAGTGGGCCAAGACACCACGAGTCAAGTGGCAACATTACCAAAAGATTCAACCGTCACGCGAAGAGATACAGCAGTGGCACACTCAATACCCGTCTGCGAACTGGGCAGCAATCACTGGTATCACATTTGCTGTGGTCGATGTTGACAAAGACGAAGCCGTCGAGTGGGTAGAACAAGGCAACATTAGCCGCACTCCACTCAAACAAACGTCACCTCGAGGTGGCGTGCACTACTTCTATTCACTGAGTAGTGAGCTGATCCGCAACAGCGTGGGACTCAACAAGATCGACATCCGCGGTGATGGCGGGTACATCATGGTGGCACCCAGCCATGGCTACAACATGGAGCTTGATCAGAACTACCCCATGTCCAGCATGGAAGATCTGCCCGTCCTGCTGCAAGACGATCTGCAAAAAGTCCACATTTACAACAACGGCGGCAAGGTCGAAAGCATACGCGAAAAGCTTACCGAAGAACCTAAACAAGAGGGCAGTCGCAACGATACGTTGGCACGCCTGGTCGGCAAGTGGGTCAAAGAAGGCTGGGGCATGCGCGAGGTCATGATCAAAGCGCAGGATTGGAACCAGACCTGTTTCCCACCCATGGACTTGATCGAAGTCACGCGCACCACCATCAGCATTGTAAACGGTCACATCAAGCGACACCCAGATGATGTCGATGCAGGGGTCATGCAGTGGCAGACATCCAAGTGGCAGACAGACATCAATGAAGATCTCAAAGAGATTCAGTCACAAGAAGACCCACTGGATGAACTGAAGCGAGATAGCGCGGAGGCACCAGAGCAGGGGCCGCTAGGTTTGAAACCGTTCAGCGCAGCTGAATGGGAGAACATGAACTACGATGGCATTGACCAATACTGGGGTGATGCCTTCATCTTTGAGAAGAGCAGGGTGCTGTTGCTCGGCAAGCCCAAGATAGGTAAATCAAACTGGCTGGGTGCATTCGCAGCCGGGGCAACAACAGGCACTGACTTCATGGATGTGCCGTTCAGTCGCCCACTCAAGGTGATGTGGTTCCAGGCAGAGATCATCGCAGAGTTTCTGAAGCGCCGTATTGAAACTTACTACAAACGCTTTGCAACAGACGATGACCTCAGACGATTGGGTCACAGCAACCTGATCATCAGTGGGCGGCTGCGCAAGAACCTGATGAAAGACCAAGACATTCAAGCATTCTCAGATGAGATTGCATTTCACAAACCAGACATTGTCATGATCGATCCCATCATCAACTTCTTTGATGGTGAAGAGAACTCCAACACAGAGATACGCAAACTCATGGACAGGATCGACATGCTGATGGACATCAACAACGTCGCCGTCATTCTGGCTCACCATACAGGTAAAGAACGCGCAGATGATAAGTCATTCATGTCGGCTCGAGGTGGCTCGGTGTTCGCAGGATGGTTCGACTCTGGTGTAAAGCTTAGTGGTCAGAAGCCTGATGTGTCTGTGTTCTATGAAGCGCGCAACGCGCAAGAACCCAAAGAACACCTAGCCAACTTCGACTTTGAGCAAGGGATGTGGCAGGTCAACGAGTTTACCCCGCGTCAAACAAAGCAGTTGTCTGAAGAAGATGAAGTGTTGATTGCTGATGTGGTGGTGGGTGCAATGAGCAGCACGAAGTTCTACAAGAGAAAAGAATTGGAGATCTTGGCGCGTGAGGCGCTGAGCAATGCCAAGATGGCGAGTGGCGAGAAGTCTGCAATGAAAGCAGTGAGCTATGTGCAGAAATACAAGGGTCACATAGTCAAAACACATGCCGTGCCAGGGCAGGCGGTGTGGCATTATTTGGAATCGAATGAAATGAAGAGGCCGTGGGATGAGTGAGCTAACTGTAATAAGTCTGGGCGCAGGGGTACAGTCGAGCACGATGGCGCTCATGGCAGCGCATGGTGAGATCACGCCGATGCCTGACTACGCAATCTTTGCCGACACACAGTCAGAGCCGGCGCACATTTATTCTTGGCTTGATTGGCTTGAGACGCAGCTCCCGTTTCCAATCTTGAGAGTGACCGCTGGTAGTTTGAAAGAGGCGATACTCAACGGGAAAGATAGGTTCGCCCCGCCACCTTTCTATACATCGACAGAGTCAGGAGAAAGGGAAGGGCTGCTACGCAGGCAATGCACAAGAGAATACAAGATAGCCCCTATTCAAAAGAAGCTTCGCGAACTGGCTGGATACAAGCCTAGGCAGCGCATCCCGGCAGACACCGTCGAGCAGTGGATTGGTATTAGCCAAGACGAAATGCAGCGCATGAAAGACGCGCCAGAGAAATGGTGCAACAACAGATGGCCTTTGATTGAGAGGCGCATGACTCGCATGCACTGCCTAGAATGGATGCGTGATCATGGGTACAACGAGTTACCGAAGAAGAGTGCGTGTACCTTCTGCCCTTACCACGACAACGCAACCTGGCGGAAGATGAAAGCCGAAGACCCAGAGTCTTGGGATGAAGCCGTCATGATCGACAGGTCAATACGAGATGGCTTCGCCAAAACAAGCCAAAAACTTTATGTGCATCGCAGCCTAAAGCCCCTTGATGTAGTAGATCTCTCTGATCCCGCAGAAAATCAAGTGACGTTCAGCTTCATGGATGAATGCGAAGGGATGTGTGGTGTGTAGGAACCCCAGCCACCTACGAACTACGGGGGTAGATGGCCGGGGCAGGTGACCCCCAAAGCAATTAAGAGTCATCCCATAGGGACGTGAAACTGGAGCATTTCACAGGCGTATCATAAGCAAAGAGAGAACCGATGGCAAAGGTAACGATCGAAATGAACGTGGATGATGAGACGGTAGAAGAAGCAGTCGGTTCTCTAAAAACCCTGGCCGGGCTGGAGCAAGCGAACAAAGACATGTCAGAATCCCTGCAACTGCTGGTCAAGGCCATTAACAAGAACAACGCAGAGATCAGAAAGCTGGCAAAAGAATTAGCGAAGAAAGAAGAAGAGGAATAGTTATGCAGATATATCAGGTGAATACAGGAGGTAAGTACGGGATCGTGTACGCAGACTCAGAAGAAGACTTGAATAAGCTGAAGGCATGGTTGTCAGACAAGATTGACGCTGACCTGGAACAAGATGACACACTCAGTGCAGAAGTGGTTGAGCAAGCAGAGGCAAACTGGGACGCAAGCTTCGCAGGCATGGTCACACAGATCGATATCGAACTCACAGATGACGGCATACGCCAGGCGCTTACGTTGGGATACCTCAACAGCAACAGCTTCTGTCGGCCCATCATAGAGCAGTCAATGGGCGTGCAGCCGTGGAGCTAAACTTGGAATACGAGTGGGAAGACGTACCCCTAGACCCTACCTCCGCGGCTCTGGCAAACCTCAAAGTGGCTATCGGATGTACCTGTGAAGACATCCCAGAGATAGCCTGGAACAAGCAGTATTACTGCATCAAATGTGGAGAAGTTGAAAGTGAACTTAGGAACGAAAGTTAAAGTAAATTCTAGCTCCGGGGTGGCCCGACTTTTTGCAAAAATCGTAGGTGCAACGGCCTTTTTTCAAATTGCACCTACCCCTGTGGATAAGTCCGTAAGTTGTTGATTTATATAGTAGGTGCACGTAGGTGCATAGGTGCAGTGTGCACCTACGTGCACCTATGCACCTACGGCGCGTAAGTCATTGATTTATAAGGGTAGGTGCATAGGTGCATAGGTGCACCTCTAAAGAGGGGGAGAGATATATAAAATATCTCCCCTTCGGGATACCCCTTCTCCCCCTTTAGAATTAGGATTGGAAAAGCAAAAAAAATTTTTGAAGCATGGAAGAAAAACGAATGAGTGATGTCGCTTTAGAACCTGATCAGGACATACTTGCAAACCCCAAAAGGTATGCAATTGCTAAGTTCAAAAACACACCTCTGAGTAAGAAGCAGCAGAAGTTTGTGCAGCTGTATGTGTACAACGATCTGACAAACACAGAGTGCGCTCACAGAGCAGGGTATGCACACCCAGCACAAGTCGCCAGTATGCTTTTGCATGATCCGAGATATGC